AAGGACCGTCTTGGTCTTCGACCATGAACCAATCGCCCTCATCCCATTCAGACACGATCTTTAACCTTACACCGGTTTTATTGTGTTTAAGGAGCATTGGGACTAGCTATTTATTAACTAGCCCCATGTTACCCTAAATATCAATAACCAGGATAGTTAGAGGCGATCTTGTAGGGAAGATACTGCTCAAGCTCGTCATAATCGACAGGAACATCTTGACGTACGAAGCAAACTTCGCAGAGGATGTATCCAGCACGGCCAGCAGCTGCGTCAGCATTAGAGATAGCCCAACCGCCATTAGTGGCAGTGGAGTTAGTCTGAGCTTTGGAATAGACGCGGAAGTCGGTGTTCGCAGTAAGCACTTCGTAGTCAATGGCACTGTCCAGAGGACAAGCACCTAAACCACCAGTACCTGCAGGAAGTTCGCTAGCAACAGCAGTGATGTTAGCGCCTTCAACCACACCTGAGAAACTCACAGGAGCAGTAGCTGTACCAGGGCCGAAGCCGATTACCTGAGTAGCACCAGAGGTCTGGATACCTTCAAGAGCAACACGTCCGTCGCCCCAGCCAGAGGCTACGGAAACAGCAGTGCGATAAACGTAAGCAGGGCGGTCGGTGTCAGCAACAACGGTCATGCCGGTGATGTTTACACGAGTTTCATCATTCTTGTAAGGAGAAGGAATGATGACATCGCCCACGGTGACGTAGCCAGCACCAGAGGTGTTGGTAACGGGCACGTAGCCACGCAGTTGATAGAACTGCCAGCCGGGGTTGGCCAAGACCGAAGTCGGGCCAGCCGCAGAGGCATTGTTTTGTGGTCCACCGTTGGTGTCAATGTTCTGATACCACCCGTTAAGGGGTTCAGTCATATCACCTGGGAAGATCTTCTTAGCAGATAAGTATGCCATTTTTCTTGATAGAGGTTAACTTATTTATGATCAGACCACGCCGTCATCGGAGAGGTAGCTGAATGCAGTTGTGATGAAGTCTTTGTTCAAGACCTCGAAACCAGCATAAAGCTGCCAAATCAGGATGATAAAGCGAGAGAAGTCATCGTTGTTGTTGATGAGTACTTGTGCGTTAGGACCGCCAATACCAACACCAACAGACTGAGGACCGAAGAAGTAACCTTGTGCAACTTCTTCAGAGGCGTAGTTAGCACCAGCATCGAATGATGTTGTTACAGCCTTGTTAGGGAAGTTGGTTGACTCGAAGAACTTAACGCCTTCAAACTGAACGCCAGTAGGCATCACAGGTTCACCAGCCAGGAAGTAGCCCTGACCAGCTTGTGGTCCCATGTAGAAACTGGAGTTGTTAGGCATCATGGGGTTAGCCATGTACATGCCTTGTCCAGGATTGCCTGCGTAGCGTGCAATCTCACGGAAGTCTTCGTCACGACGCAAGTGCATCATGAAGGTAGGATCGCAAATACAGCGATACAGACCATCAGCAAAGGTAGGTACGTTGCGCTTACGAAGATCTTTTACAACTTCGAGAAGGTCGGTACGAACAGAGAACTGTTGGACTTGTGCGGTGTACTCAGCAGCTGTATAGGAAATACGGCCAGTTGAATCCTTAACCTTGTCACCAGCGAAGTAGTAACCACCTTGGAGGCTAGAAGCTTGACCTTGTGCTTCTGCTTTTGCAAGTTCGTCAATGAAGACGCGGTCACGCCAACGACGGTAGTCATCAAGCAGCGTCAAGCTACCGATGGACTGGTGGAACATGTTCAGGTTGCCGGTGTCGAGCAGCAAACGCTGCGCGGTGACCAGGGTCTCACGAGCAATCTTAAAGGTTGAAGGCTGGGTAGGATCACCTGGGTCCGCAGGGCCGGTGTATTCCTTAAGCACCACGAGGACTTTCTCCTTCGTGATGTTGCGGCTGTTAGCTGTACCAATAGTCTGGTCAGCAATACGCTCGCGTGAATCCTTAGTACCAGGAGTTCCCCAGAACTTATAGCGATCCAGCTGCACGGTCTGGCCGGGCTGCGAGGTGAAGTCATGTACGACTACAGGCTCGACAGCCATTTCACAGACATAAGCGGGATGCGGACGGTATAGTTCCGCACCTAAAATCTTAGGAAAGTCGTTATCTAAAAACACTTGTGTTTATCCTCCGTATACGGATAGTAAGTTTGTCAAACGAAAGATTCGGGCAAAACAATCACCCTATCTAAATAAAAGTTTAGCAGTCTTAAATATTTTAAGTGCTAATCAATACATGGGAAGGTAGTTCATACCTTGCATGTTCAATCGGGAATTAACTGTATTGCTTGAACCAGGGAGTTCTGGATCAATGCCAATCATCTGGCCAACAGCACCAACTGCTTGTCCTGCAGCAACGCCACCAAGGGCAGCGGTCGCAGCAGAAGCTGGAACTAGACCAGCAGCAGCAGCTTTGCCAATGTTGCGCTGTACACCCTGAGTTGGGAAAGGAATGGCAGCGTTACGTTCGCCAGGTACACCCATTAAGCGGTTGTCCACTGCAGAAACAGCATCGGCAGCCATGGCAGTACCACGCTTGCGGACAATACTGTCATCTGGAAGGTTGCGGCCATAATCACCAACTCGATTGCCAACATCAGAGAGTGTTCCACTAATGCGTTGCATTAATTGAGGGTTGTATCTACCCGCAAGTTGACGAGCACCTACTAAACCAGCAGCACCGCCTAAGCCAGCAGCAATAGCAGCGCCACCGGCTTCAACAGGATTCCCGCCTTGACTGGCAACAAGACCTGCAGCGCCGAGACCGGCAGCCGCAGGAATACCATATTTCAAAGCGTTACGCATTGGATCACTCCATCACGAAGAGTTTGTTAGCCATCACCTGAGGTGAAGCCTGGTTGATCACACGCCATGCTTGCGTAGGATCTTGATCCATCTGTTGCTTGAAAGAACCCCAGAAATCTTGGGGAGCTTGAGGAGCAGCAGCCTGTGGAGGTGCAGGGAAGTTTGCGCCAGGAATCATTTGCTCGTTAGATACCTGCTGAGTTGGATAACCAGGGGTAGCTAATTCTGCTTCAGATTCGTAGACAGGATATGGACCTTGAGGACCAAAGAAATTCAAGGTGTAATCCGACAAGATGTCAGGGTTAGTAAGAATTTCGTTGTAAGCCAGATTCTCGCGATGCTCATTGACGGAGAAGTTGGCATAACCCATCAGGGTATTATTTGCCTCGTTTCCCCACGCGACCGCGCTGTCCAGCATCCCTTCCAGGTTTAGAGCGTACTGGTTTAGAATCGCTGGAGCTTCCGTCCCGTAGTTCGCCACCACCATCTGACTCTCTGGACTCCACTGAAGGAGATCCGCCACGTCGGCTAAGGAGTTGATCGATGAAGTTTGGGAAGAGCTGCTGTATGAGGTCGGGCTTGTTTGCGAGGTCTGCTGACCCCAGCTCGTTGATGCGTCGGGTTGGGTCGATGCTGTTTGACCCCAATTGGCCGGGGTATACTGACCCGGAGTCTGAACCGGGGCCTGTGATGGTGCTCCCTGGAACGGGGATTGCACCGGACTGCCCAGTAGGTTCACCACCTTGTTGAAGGCCGATTCCCATGGGTTCCCCAGATCCGCCTGGCCCTGGGAAGGGGGGACGAATGCTGACGGGTTTGATTGGTAACTGGTAGTCGAGGCTGGAGCCGCCTGGGGCACCGCCTGGGGGAAGTACGTTCCCACCTGAGCCGGGGCTGCCTGAGGAGCCGCTACCGGAGCTGCCGGTGCTGCCGCCACGTAACTGCTCGGGGCCACGGATGGCTGGCTCATCTGTGGGATCGATTGGACGGAAGCGTCCTGCATAACTCATCTCCTTTTGTAATGCTTCTAGTGTTCGATACAGATATGGAGTAAGGTCCAATCTCGGGTCAGCTGCCATAGGCAAATCTGGAGATTGGGGATGAGGGGTCTGCATCATGCCCCCTATCAAACGAGAGAATTGGTTGTAAGCACCTTGTAACTCGTTAACCATCCTGAACGGAAATCCTGAAAGCATCTCCGCTCTTTCCTCTTCTGTTTTTGAAGGGAAAAGATATTTCAGTGCTTCTATGCTATCAACACCCAATTCTTGTAAGTTTCTTACAACAATTGAATTGTTCAGGATATCTTGAGTCGATTCTTCATAAACCGGCCCAAGCCAACGCCAAAGCATTGTAATGTCTCCATCTGGTATTAGTCCCCTAACACCAGGTGGAATCATTTGTGCTTTAACGCATGCCATCATAAGTTGATTGACACGTTGATCATATTCTTCCATCGCCTCGCGATAGAACTGCATTTCTTCTGCACCAGCTCCTGGCGGAGGTGTGATTGGTTTTTCAAATTGTGCTGCAGCTGCCAATGTATCTTTAAAGAGTTGTTCCTCTTGAAAGATGATTAGTTCCATGCATCGGCAGAGCCCATGCGTATAAATCGAATTCGCTTTCTTTTTGCTGGTGGCTGCAACACGACCAAACAAACTTTTATATTCGGTCGCAGTAACACCTGCGGAGATTGAAAGTTCATCTACACCTCCAAGTGCTGTACGGATCTCTTCTCTGTATTGTCGTACAAATGCATTCTGGTCACCTGA